TTCTATGTCAGACATCGTCACTTCCTACACGCACAATTACGACGGTCGACTACGCGGGTACTCAGCGCCACTCATTCAAGATTCCGAGTGGATATTCATTTGACTCACTCACGTGCACATTCTTGGTTGGCAATGACTTCTTTCCTAAGAATCTATTTGACAATTGGATCAATCGATCCGTAGATCCTCTATCATATCGCGTGAGATATCTCGAGCAATATTCTTCGACCGTGAGAATCTATCAGCTCGATTCAGAAGGCAATTTTGTCTATGGTGTCAAGTTAAATCATGCCTTTCCTACGGCCATGAATTCTCTTGAATTAGACGCTGGAGCAACCGATTCAGTTCATAAGCTGAATGTCACGTTTTCGTATTACGATTACGAACTCATTCAGAATACCGTATCGACTACTATAGCTGGCAGTTTAGCGGCTAATAAATAACTTTTGTAACAACTGAAATTCACTATGTCACTACCCATACTTGAAACACCCAAATACACGGTAATCATTCCGTCCACCAAGAAGTCCGTTGAATATCGTCCTTACCTCGTCAAAGAGGAGAAGATTCTCATGCTCGCGATGGAGTCCGAAGACGAGAAGCAGATGATCACGGCCGTCAAGGACATCATTCGCGCTTGTACTTTTGAGAAGCTCAATCCAGAGGATCTCACGACGGTCGATCTGGAATATGTCTTTCTCAAACTTCGTTCTAAGTCCGTCGGTGAGATCTCTACGGTCACTCTGAAGTGTCAGAATGCTGAATGTACTGGATCAGTAAGTGCACAGATCGAACTGGAATCGATTGAGCCTACATCCACTGGAGCAGGTGTTTCCAATCGAATTCAACTCACGGACAAAGTTGGCATGACTTTGCGACCCATGACGGTTCGATCACTGAGTCGACTGGGTGTTGAAAGTAAGTCAAAGAGTGAACAAGTCACGGCCCTGGTCATCTCGTCAATCGAATCAATCTTCGATGAGAATGGCACATATCGTGCAGAAGATCATACGGTCGAAGAGCTCTCAGCATTTGTTGATTCACTCTCGACTCCACATCTTCAGAAGATTCAAGCCTATGTTGAGTCTCTGCCTCGTCTGACCAAAGATCTGGAATACACGTGCCCGACCTGTAAGGTCAAGCATAAGATCACTCTGGCAGGACTGCAAAGTTTTTTCGCCTAGGCCTCTCTCACGATACGCTCGCCAATCACTATACGGTGAACTTTGAGATGGCGCAGCGGCATGGATACAGCCTCACGGAACTTAATGAGATGCTGCCGTGGGAGAGGGAGATATACGTCGCCCTTCTGATGGAGCACATCAAAAAAGAGAACGAGAGGCAAAAGAAAGAGGTCGACGCTATAAATAGTAAATACAAATAAACTATTATGGCAGATCCAATTAAACAGACGATAGATAGTATCATAGCCGCTCTCGAAGCAAATTCGAAGAAGCTTGATAGTATCTCTGGAGCCAAAGCCTTTGCAGACTTGGCCGAGTCGTTGTTTAATTTCTCACGCATCGATTGGACTAGCTTTGGAACTGCAGCTTCTAAAGGATTGAAGTCTCTCGCTGATTCACTTAAACCTGAGGATCTTTCCAAAGTAAGCGTCGCACTGGAAGGTTTGAGTGCGGAGTCAAAGTTAAATGCTTCGGCTTTCACAGAACTTTCAAAAGGACTCTCGACCTTTGCCACGATCGACTGGGCAGGAGTCACCTTCGGTCTTGATCAGCTATCCGCATTAAAAGATTCTTTCACAAATGCCAGAGACGGTATCATGGCTTTCACAGGATCGATCAAAGGTCTTTCAAAATCCGGTGAAAATATCGAAGCTTTCAATCAGCTAGGAGAATCGCTTAAGGTATTTTCCGATATAACATGGGATGACATCAGAGAAGGATTTGAGCAGTTGAGCAAACTTGGTGCGATCTTTGCTAATGCTAAAAAAGGATTACAAGCATTTGCTCTTGCAATCTCCGAGCTGTCCGAATCAGAAGCCAACTTCTCAGCTTTTAATACATTATCTGAAGCTTTAAAGACTTTTGCTTCAATTGAATGGGGTAATGTTGCAAAAGGTTTGATAATGATGTCCGTGCTGCCAGGCTTAATTCGTATGGCGGCAAAAGGCTTTCAAGCATTTGGACAGGCCGTTGAAGGATTAGGTAAGCATAAAGAATCATTTCAAGCTTTGAATACTTTGATGACGGCTCTGAGAAACTTCTCGGAGATCAAGTGGAAAGATGTATTCTATGGACTAATCGCTTTGAAGGCGATGTCTGGTCTCTTTGGAGGATTCGGTAAAGCCGTCGATAAGTTAGGAGAGGCAATTGGCTCTAAAGAATCCAAAGCAACTATCGAGTCATTTAGCATGTTTGTCTCGGCTTTGTCCGAGTTTGGTCAGATCTCCTGGGGCAAGGTACTCTTTGGTCTCGGCATCATGAAACTGTTTGGAGGAATGTTCAAAACATTTTCAGCATTGTCTGGACCGCTTAATGCGACCGTCAAGATGCTTAAGGTATTTGCTCGTGGCTTAGGTATGGCCATCACTGAACTCGGAGCGTTTGCCGTGGATCCTCTCTTTATAGCTGGCATGATAGCACTTGCCGCATTTGGTTTTGTCTTAATCGAATTTGGTGCCGCTTGTGTACTCGCCGGTGCTGGAGTGTTATTACTCGCCATTGGCTTCGAGCGGCTTTTGAAAGGAGCCTTTGAAGGCATTGGTAAGCTCGTAGAATTGGCTGATAATGCACCGGCATTGTTTAAAGCCGCGGCTGGTATTACGGCCATCTCAGCCGCTCTAGTCGCCTTTGGTGTTGCCGCCGCCGCATCTGGCATCGGCTCTGCAATTGGCGGAATTATTGGTAAGATAACTGGTTCAAGTCCTATCGATCAGATCTTAAAGCTCGCTGAGGCATCTGATAAACTCGATAAGACGGCAACGGCTCTCGAACGAATCAATAGGGCTATGGGCGGCATGCCTTCATCATCTGGAGTTGATTTAAGTGCAGGAGGTGCACAAGGAGCCGATCTCGCTTCTCAACGTGGAGTTGCCGGTGCAGGTGGAGTTGGTGCCGTGATTAAGACTGGCGCAAAGGCTATCTCGAATAAGGTCTCTTCCGTGGTCGTCAACAACTCTTTCATGCCAGATCGTTCGACGGCTCTGGTCCTCGCTCCTGCCATCTAAGCAACAAAAAAGCCTCGGACGATCGTCCGAGGCTTGATTCCCAAGGCTGTAAACTTACGAGTTTGCTAATTTTGCAAAGTACGACATACCCTTGCCGCCATCTTCGTCTTCAGTCGTTCCAGACAATCCATCTACGATCTCTTCTTCCGAAGCCGCCGTCGGACCAGGCTCAGGAGCCGGAGCGGACCGGCGAGGAGCAGGAGTAGGAATCTCTTCGACATCTTCAGCCGTAGCCGGACCATCGATCGCTTCATCACCCAAGACATCTACCAGCTTCTTCTTAAGCTCATTATAGGTCTTATAGTTTTTAGGATCAATGATGTCCTTGAGGGGCTGGAGCTGCTTGTATAGCGCTTCCAGTTGCTTGTCATCTCCACCATATAGAGGAGTCGGACCTTCGAACTCAGACTTATCGTAATTGCGATAGCCTTCGACCTGACGGATCTTCAACTTGAAGTTTGCACCACCCCAGAAGTCGAAGGGATTCACGGCCTGATCTCCAGGAAACTGAGGATGCATCAGATCATCGATCTTATCCCAGATCTTCTTGCCGAACTTGTACAAGAACGTCTTGCCTTCATTGGCCGGATTACCCGGATCCGAGACGACCAAGATGTTGGCGACGTAGTGAAGACGACGCTTCTGAGCTCGAGCTTGCTTACGCTCGGCAGAATTGTCATCCGATGAAGCATTCCACAGCTTCGAATTGAGTTCGGATACAGGATCCGTTCCACCAATCGAAGTCAGAGAATTCTCGATGTACCAGCGACCGGTCGGTCCCTTGAAGCCGTGATCCCAGAAGCGAACCCATGCGACATCTTCTCCTTCTCCAGCCGGAAGAAAGCGAATGACGGCATATCCGTTGCCGGCCTTGTCGACGGTCGGAGACCAGTAACGATCATCGGATTCGTACTTGTTTGTGTTGAGTTTATCCGCGGCAGCCAAGAGCTTACTCATGGAAGCCGTGCGATTTGCTTTTAGATTTGCAAAACTCATATTTTTAATATGTTATGTGTGTTATGTGTGTTATGTTGCGTTGTATGTTAGTATTGCCGAACACTCATTCGGCACCAACATTATCTATACTACTCCGTTTTATTCCGAAGTAAAGACCTTAATTGCGATTCCCTTCATTGTGGGTTGATGAAGATTCTGCTCGAAAATGCGTGCGTAAGCCTTCACTCGAGTTGAATGTTCTTCCCACATGCTCAGAGGATCCTTGACCTTGGGCATCTCTCGCTCAATGAATTTGGTCAGACATTGAATGATCGCGGCCGTGTGAATCGACGTCTTACCAGAGGCATACGACTGAAGCAGACGAGGAGGCTTGCCCTCCTGAGTCGTATCGAGGAGGAGCGAGTCGAAGGTCTCACCGGACTCGACGAGTGACTTCATCTCCTGCTCGAATCGATAGTTCATGGATTCATGCCAAGCACGAAGTTCCACGAGCGGTTCCTCATTCATGTCGCCGATCCACTTGTTTCCAGCCATCACATTCGAGGCGCAGTACCATACACACTCATTAAAGTCCGAGTGTCTACGAGCCAGCTTCTCGAATTGATATCGATCCTTACGAGCCTCGAATGCTTTCTGAGTCAGGCTTGGCATCTTGAAGTGGTACTTCACGGCGTCAAGCTTTCCATCGAAATGGAGCTTGATTGAAGTGGCCAGATGCCAAGCCTGAAGAGGCGTTATTTTCTCAGTGACGGTCACGATTTTCTTGCTTACGAATCTTCGCGTTCAGCTTCTTTCTTCCATTCTTCGAGAGCTCACGAGGAGGAGCCATGTAAGGAATACCAGATCCATCTTCATTTGCCAGATTCTTACGCACCTTTAGAAAGCGCGAGACAATCGGACGAGGATTGCTATTGACTTTGATGTTATACTTTTGAGTCAACTCGAGCATCTTTGTCCTGTCCTTATCGGAAGGCTTGACACCGGTGTTGATGTATTTTTCCACATATGACTGAATCAATGCCCGATCGGCCGGATCCATGTCTTGTGCCTCTGCGATTTTACCATTGCTCATTTGTTGCATGTTAAAGTATGATTGCCGTTGACGAACGTTTCTTACCGCGAACCGTGTTAAGTCGAATACATTCCCTCTCGATCTTCGCCTTCAGTGGAGAAGCCGAGATGATCTTGGCCATGTCCATAGGATCGATGCCATGTTCCTCACAGATATGAACGACCGCCTCAGCGTATCTCATCTTCTCACGTTGGACCAATAGCTCGACCTTTTCGGCCAAGGTTTGTTTGTTTAAGACTGGAAGTATTGCGACACTCATTATAATTTATTTGATTGTTGATTGAATGGAGTCGACACGAAAGGAACGCCAAGCGCCTTTATCGAGATCATAGGCCACGACGATGTCTTTGTTTTCTTTACGCTCGGAGGTCGATTCCATGACTGGAACATATCCCTCCATCAGCGTGCAGTTCATGACGCGTTTGGTTCCATCGACCTTTGTGAAGGTGACGGTTGTTGTTGGATTCGTGCGAAGGCGTGTGATGAGCTCTTCGCGTTTCTTACTCAGTTGCTTGGGTGTCATAATTATCTTCCGTGATTGATTTACGATGTTTCGGCCGACGCTTGTAATCCTTAACCGTCTCATGAGCGTGGCCAGGAGGTGGAACGGGTTTACGAATAAGATCAGCCGCCTCCTGTGCTGGAGACTTCTTCTTGTTACGCTTCTTATTCATGCACATAATAATACTCCAGTCTGATTCAATTGTACATTAGAAAGAAGAAGAGAATTACGATGCCTTGACTATTTCCAGATCCGAGCAGATCTCCCTGATAGTCTAGGTGATGTTGTTACCTTAAATCAATTGCTTTGTTGATCGACTGAAGCTGAAGAAGACAGAAGTATCTATACAAGTACTTGCCTCTCCTGTGTAAAATAATGAAAGAAAGAAACCCTCAGGCAACCGTCTTAACATGTCCAAAGATGTATTCGAAGATCATCTTTCCTTTATTGGTTGAAGATTTGATCTTGAGATCCTTGAGCAGCTTATTGTAGATCCTAAGCTGTTCCTTATCGAGAGATTGAATCTCTCGCCTTGCGGCTTTGAGAAGACCGATTTGAGATTCGTCGAGAGGCAGAGCCATAAAAGTAAAAGCGGATGAATTGCTCGGCTGATTAAGGCCTACTCTGGGATCTTAGATCCACTTCGCCCGCTGAAGTTATTTATGTCTGAGGAAGTTTAGAGAAAGAGATCCGTCATTCGAACTTTGAAATCATGAACGGATGTGAAGGTTGCGTTGGGAACGCAATCGAATTTACGAGAGTCATGTCCGGTGGCCCAGACATGTATGCGAGTGGGAGACCAGACTTGTATGACCGCGTCCAGAGTTCCGGCCACTCCGAAGGCAATGGTTCTGACCTTGCCTCCAGATGGCACGGAATCCAGCTTTGAGATGACGCCATAGGGCGCCGTGAAGCGATGGGTATGATCGAGAAGCCAGGACACGATGTCGGCCGTGGCGATCTGACGTGATGATGGCGGCTTAGCCCTCATTTAAACTTGATCCACTCCTTGACGTGTGGTGTCCGATTAAATGCCAGATCAAAGATCGCATCCGCCTCCGGTGTCAGATCCTCGATCTTCAGCGTAGCGAGCAAGCGTCGATAGATAATGCCTTGAGCCTCCTCGAGAATTTGAATCTGATTCACCTCCTCGTCGAACTGCTTCTTGAGTTTCTTCGAAATGACAATCTCTCGACTCATTTTTTGATGACGCCTTCGAGCGTCTTGGTGATCTTGTCAATCTCTTCCGTGAATCGTTCTGCGGCCGCCTTGCCGACCTTGACCTCAGAGGTCCAGAGAGTGAGCATGAAGCGTGTGTCGCGGAGCTGTTCCTTTAATTTTTCGATGATTTGTTCTGATGACATATGTTACATTGTTGTGAGATAAAAGATCACGTAGAATGGCACGAATGTAAAGAATGCGGCCATCGCGGCAATTGACACGGCTTCTTTTAGTTTTTCTTTCATAGGATTAAAATTCTGACGAGGCTTGCATGCCAGTCAGGCGTTCCACAAGGTCGATCGCATTCTTGCGTCGGCCACCGATGTGCCAGTTATATGTATGCGACGGAATGCTATCCTCTTTCCAGTCGTAAATGGTCGCAATCACAGCATCCTGTTCAATGGTCCAGAGGCCGCAAACCTTATCGCCATACTCGTCCTTGATCGGTCCAAGACACGCCTCAAGCTGTTCTCGCGTGGCCATAATATGTCCCTGCAGATGAGTGCCGTTCGTGTTGGTGTCCGGATGATTGATCCGCGGCTCCTTCATGCTGGCCGCCTCCCAGTCAAGCTGGGCCTGAATCTCGGATGTTTTGTAGATCTTCTCGCACGATATGCGAGCCATGTCATATATGTCGTCTGTCATAATTATTGCGTTGTTTCATTCTGATATAATAATACCACGTTCTTCGTAAATGTACACAAGAAAATGAAAGAAAATGCGCTTTTCTTGTCCTTGAATATCAACGACTTGCACACGTAATAAATAGAAGCAAATGCTCGGAATCGTCAGGCAGGGAGATTTGGGAACGCCGCATGGATCTCATCCATCGACGGCATGTATTAGAATGCCGTGCCCATAAATAGATGAGAGAATGGCCTTCGCATATCCAAATAGCACATATGCCTCTGTGAATGCCGGAAACACATCAGCGTTTACAGATTATGTATCCGTCAGGCCATCAGCATGGCCATCCGGATCAATCTCTCCAGTGTCTTTTGTGTTTACTCGATTCAAAGATTCGACGACCGGAGAGACGCTGTCGATACCATTGGCGCTATCAAATCTGTCGCTGTCATACGCGATCGTCGCCGCGCCCGGGCAGCAAATAGACTATACCATATCCGTCGGATATGGTCTTGGAGGTGCATATAACATTGACACGTTTCCATCGACAATTAAATACATTCCACGTGGATCATCGGATCTCATTGTGACTCCGACGTCGGTGAGCAACTTCTATTCCGTAAATACGACTTCAAATCAAGTCATATCATATGCGCCGGCATCGTCAAGTCTGGCGAACATCACGGCGGAATTTGTCGTGACGGTGCTGGAGAATGGTTCAAATA